ATCAAAGAGGAAGCACTTCATGGTGTAGCAAACTGTCACTTATTCCGTACCTTCATCGAAGAGAACCCAGATATCTGGGATGACTCCTTGAAGTTTGATATTTACCAAGCATTTAGAGAGATTGTAGCATACGAACACTCGTTGATCGATTACCTGAATCCACCTCACATGCCTAATGAATCCCTCAAGCGTTACGTAGAATACTGTGCAGACAACGCACTCAAAGAACTCGGTATGCAACCTAACTGGCACATACCTAAAAACCCTCTACCATTCATGGACGACGTAGTAGGTACTGTATTGACTGATTTCTTTAGTGGAACTGTCACTGCATATACGAAGCAGATCCAAGGTGACTGGGCAGAGATAAATTACGATCATTGGAGAGATCATGAAGAACAGTAGTGGAGTACCTCAGGTAGGTAAACCAATGTTTAGCGTATTCTTTTATCACAGCAAGTCTGGTGATATCATGCGCTACAAATTTATGTCGTACGACTCGGCTATGGATTTCTACGAGAAGTTGGACCCAAACACGAAACCTACGATGTACGAATCAGTGAGGATTTTATAATGACAGATGTCAAGGATATTTTAGTTGAACGAGGTTCTCGATATGGAAAGTTCTCTTCTCACGCGGAACTTACTCAACACTTGAAACACGAATTTTATTCATATGCAGAGTCAAAAGCCCTCCTTACCTCCTCAATGAGAGAAGCACTTGATATGATCTTTCACAAGATTGGTCGTATCGGGAATGGAGATCCATTCTACGATGATTCATGGATTGATATCGCTGGGTACTCGCAGCTTGTAGTAGATGAATTACACGGAGAATCTAAATGAAAACTTTAGTATATATCTTACTCATAGCACTGGCATTTAGTTTTGCTGGATGTGGGGCTGTCGATCGTTTTGCATCCAAGATTACAGGAGATGCCTCTGAGACTTGCCACGAAGGTGTCATGTATCTTCAGTTCACATCAGGAGCATCTGTTATGTACAACCCTGATGGTTCCATTCATCCTTGTAATGGAAACTCGTGAAATGGGTTGATGGACTCCGACGTTGGAGAAAAGACAGAAATATAGTTGCTCCTCAGGGAGCTTACATACCATCTATTCAAGAGGAGTTGCAGGAGTATGCTGACGCACAGACAGAACATGATCGAATTGATGCTCTTGCTGATATTCTTGTATTTACTTGCAATGAACTTGAAGTAGAGGGTTACAATATAGACTTAGTCATGAAGCAGGTTGTGAAGCACATCTCAGCACGCAGACAAGATCCTATACAAGCAGAAGCCTGGTCTATAGACGGACCATCAGGTAAGTGGCAGAAAGATCCAAACCAGGATCCTTCCTCACTCTATGAACCAGATTATTCATTGTGCAAACTTCCTCTGATACACTCCTAAGGAGGTATATATGGAGACACTCAGAACACTCTTGATCACAGGTGCAGTAGTCATGCTAGTATATCTAGCATTATTCCTATCATACATATTGATCCCAGTTGTGGTATTTGCAGTAGCATTTATCATAGTCAGGGCAATACGTTCCTCAGAGTCCTCTTAGGAGGATTCTACAGAAACGCAAACACAGACTCAGGTCCTATCATAGATGCAGGATCATGAATAATACTTCCATCCATTACTTTCATTGGGAATGCTTCATTCAGTACATTCACACTTGCGATACCTAGAGCACTCTCGATCGCATATCCACCCAAACTATTGACCGGATGGTATTTTACTAACCCGGCTATCACTTTCTGTACCTTGAGCCAGAATGCAGGGAACATCAGTATCCCATAGTCACTCAGCGCTTTAATCTCCTGAGGTATATTTGAGCGATAGTCGATGAATGTCTGGTTAGCTTCATAGTACGCTTCCTCTTTAGTATATGTCTTACCTGTCGCAGGATTACGTCTACCGATCAAGAAATTAGCCAGAGTATACTTACTTAGTACATCAGTGACTACCATTGCAGCCCCACCATAGGATACTATCTCAGACGATGGTGCACCGATAATATTACTCACATAGTCAGCCACACTCTCAGCATCCTTCTTGGATTTCAATCTCTCAGCTATAGCCACCATCTCATCACCTACGGTAGTACCCTTTAACTTTGCACTCTTACCAGCTGCAGTCATCCAACTATCCAATGACAACTTATCTCCTCCAAATGCTTGCCACTTCTTGATAGCATCATATATAGCATTTGGATTCCCCTTCTTATCTGTAGTCATACGATCGATTACATCATTGATATCTTTCTGTACACCAGAGATAGTATCGAATTCTTTGATTACCATATCAGTACTGTATGACTGTACGAAGCCAGCCTGGAATGACTCATAGAACCGATGTGCTTTCATCTCTTTCTCTTTGGCTTCCAACTTAGCCAGGGCACTCTTGTATTCTGCAGCAGCCTTAGTATCTTTTGGGTTCATCTGAGCATTTGCATGCGCACGTCTAGCATCGATAGTTAGAAGTACCATATCTGATCTCATAGTACTAAACTCATGATACGCATTCCATCCATCTTTAAATCCATCCCATACTTCAAACGGAGTCATATCCTTCATCTGTAGTATCCCTATATTAGATGCCAAGTCTGCCAACAGTTTCATAGGATTGGTTACGATCATCTTCTGCTTAGCTAGGATTACCATCTTCTTAAAGATTGCCTCTGCTTTAGCTAGATTACGATTGTCGCTCTTCCCAAACAGACTGAAGTTCTCATGCCCTAGTAGTACATCAGCATCACCACGTTTGACCAGTGTGATACCTTTATGGAACGAATTGTACGTAGTCAGATTCCTAGGACTCTTGAAATATAACTTTACATCTTTCGGTAGACTATCGTAGTTCCCGTAGTCATAATTGATCTTGACGAATGGATGTACCACCTCTCTGTTACCTCTCAATCCTTCCTGCCGATTCTTAGTGAGCTTCTTAGCAAATGCTCTCATCTCTTCTTCATTGTTGATCTGTAGAGTACCTTCATTCAACATGATATCTCTGATAGCCTGAGACTGCACCAACTCTTGATTATGAACCAAAGTTCTATATAGACTATGAGCGACATTCTGTTTCATACTTAGCATGTCTACTTTAGATTGCTCATCTACATTGACTTTGATTCTTCTTCCATCCCTCACCATACCATTTGCGGCCAACCATGCATGCTTATCTTCAGCACTTGTTATTGCTTCCAACTTACCAATGATCTCTTCACTCTGCTGTGCGTTGAGATATACACCATTGCTAAATTTATTTAGCTCTAGGCCAATACCCGGTACACCACCAGGATTATAACTATCTCTAGCTACCAGACCCATAGTAGTATCAGTTGGCTCTCTCACCACTTTCCATTCATTCTCAGAAGTATATGTACTACCTTTCATATCGATCTTGGCTACAGCACGGTACTCATACATCTTCTCATGGATATCCATAGAGTAATGACCATCATGGTTGATATCGAACTGTGCTGTCCCTGTGTGGAACAGGCCAGTAATTCCTTCACCTTGTTCGTTGATTTCCATATGCAGAGCATGTACACTGTGAGCCAGGAACATTAACTCATTTCTCAGATCTTTATCCATATCTACTAAGAGTTTTTCACCTTGAGGTATCAGACTGATAGCCTTCAGTGTAGTATAGACTTTAACATCATTTCTATAGTCACCAGATCTATATGTATTCGTATTCCCAGTCATAGTCTTACCGGTCACATAGTAGTTTGCTACATCGTTCAGATGGGCTACTACACTTGGATCTAACTTAGCGCTTACTTTTGCCATAGCATCTTTTATAGACATAGTACCGCTTAGAGTACCATCATAGATATCCTTATCATATTGTAGATTTGCGATACCGGTCTTAGCGAATAGTTTATAGATACGTACTCTATCTTCCTTAGACGTATACATTTTCTCGACCTTACGATCCAGTTCAGCCATAGATTCCAGTGTCTTCACACTCTCTTGCATCATTGCAGTGCCGAGAGTTTGTACTTTATCTATCAGGGTGCTCATACTATCACCAGAAATACCCAGAGTAGTATGCATACGCTGAGCGAAGTCAGATGTGATGAATCCATTTCTCAACAGAGACACAGTTGATCGATATACGTCAGATGACCTCATAGCTTTAGTATGAGCCTTATGTAGTCCAGGGCCAAACTGCTCAGCCATAGTATCACCGAAGATCATCATCCATCCAGATACATATTGGTTCTGCTTTGCCAACACTTCATTCGCATACTTATACGGATTCATGTAGATCTCTTTATGTACATCCTCTTTGGTCTCTGCTACACCGATAGGTTTAATTTTGATATTCTTACTGGTTGCAGCAGAAGTATTTACTCTTGCATTTGCATCCATCTGATCGATAGCACTATACAGTTCTAACGCAGTATATGAATCTTCCTTGAATGCTTTCTCGATGATCTGCTGTTTCTTATCATATGTAAGAGTCTTCACATATGCTTTGATCTTAGTGACGATGTCTTTGATCTTCTGGATCAGAGATGTATTACCGATCATACTTGCTATCTCATCCATTACAGCTTTCTCATTGTTCATGATTGCTACCATCTCAGCTAGTGCCTCATTAGCAGTAGGCCTAGTTGCGATATAGTTTACACGCTCTCTAGCTTCATCAGACAGGTCTATCATATTCTCAGGTCTATCTGCTTTAGTCTTTAGTACTTGTAGAGCTTTATGTAGATACTTCACTTCAGTGCTATTAGCATACTCTTCGATATACGCCATCTGGTACGCATGGTCTACTTCATGAGCCAAGGTTTCAATGATACTCTCTGCTGTGTGAGGAGCACGGTGATCATATCTCACATCTTCCATATACTGAGAACCAGTGTCTACGAATACAGTCCATGGTAACGCTGCGTAGCGTGCATCACTCTTGAATCCCACATTTGTATCATCCAGTGATGCGATTACTTTATCAGCCAGGTCTTTATGCGACTCAGGGATATTCATACTATTCAGCAGAGATACCACACGAGTCTTCATAGGCATCCTAGTATTCTTGAGTACCTTTAGTGCTTCATGGAATGTAGCATAGACTCTTTCATTGTGTTCGACTACTTTCTCATCTGCAGTAGCTTTCTCTACTTCCTCAGTGACTTCATCCCCGGTCCATAGATTATTACCTAGTACATCAGTCTTCACACCTGTGAGGTATTCACCCTTGGCTTCTCTGATAGGAGCATATGCTTCTTTGATATCATTGAGTTTGTTCATTGCCTTAGTCTTATCGATACCATCTTTCATACCACTTACTACTTCTTCTGCCTCTTTAATAGCAGCTTCAGTATAGTCATACTCCATGGCAGCTTTGACAGCATACTTATTGTACGCATCCATGACTTTCATAGCAGTATTAGTATCTGAGTAGAAAGCATCATGGACAGTCATTACACCACTATCTTTCATTACATCTTTGAGTGTCATCAGCAGCAACGCAGCGTCAGTAGCATGTTGTAGATTGACATTGAACGATGTCTTGTTATTCATCATCTTATTCACTAATAGCATCTCTTTGCCGAGATCCTTAGAAGTCACACTCTTCAACTTCTGAATAGACATCTTCTCTTTAGTTCCAGTGAGAGTACCCATAGCAGATTTGATTGTACCTTCCCACTCTTTACTGTTGTCCAGTAGAGTATAGATATATCCCATAGTCTTACGGTACTTCTCTACGTCACTGAACAGTTCTTCCATTGATGCCACATACATAGATCCTATTATTGATGCGAAGTGCTCAGTCAGAGCTTTGACATCAGTATCAGCCTTAGTGATATCACCTATGAAGTCTACTTTATCCCCTGAGATATCTGTACTATCAGGAGCATACTTCTTACCTGTTATCTTATTGATATAGTCGAGTGCTTTGTAGTTCCCCTTGATTGCTGCTTCGATTAGATCCACTGCTATTGAGTTACCCATGCCAGTCTTAGTATTCTCACCGGTCTGCCCATAGAACCAAGTCATGATAGGTTTCTTAGCTAGATTCCTCATGAACTTCTTCACAGCATCGGGATTCTGCTTATCCTTCACGAATACATCGACGAGTTCATCCATAGTTGGTTTGATCTTATCTTCGTAAGTCAGACTGTTCTCTTTAGAGTACACATCATCTATATACTCATTCACTATCAAATATGGATCGAGTTTCTGACTTAGATCTGCACCCTTACCTACACCCATCTTACGAAGTAGTGTTTGTACTTTTGGATACCCGGCCAAGTTCATTAGAGTATTCATTACCCCTGAAGCAGTAGCATCTGATTCTACCATGTAGTCTGTAGTGACTTTATCTCCATCTCGCTTGGAGATATCATACATAGCCTTCACAGCACTCATAGTCTTGAACGGAGTAGTAGACTTCATCCCTTTGATTACAGTCAGAGTATCAGTGAGACTCAGTGTACCATTACGTTTAGCCATACTATCTACAGCCTTCTTTAGTATACCACTTGGATTCAGTACATCTTCTGGTTCCACTCCTAGAGCATCAGCCACATCTTCAACCAGTAGTTGTAGTTCCTTCTCAGATCCAGTAGTATATTCACCCCCGGTGATCATTTGACGAGCCATGAACTTATCACCTTGATAGTCCAAGATCGTCTGTAGTACATGTATACGCTCATTTATAGCACTCTCATAGTGAAAGTTGAACTCACCCTCGAGTTGATCCAGATTGTCTAATAGTCGTGCTAGGTTCCCGGTCTTATTGATCTTTCTTCCTGACTCTCCCATTCTCAAGAACTCTGTCTTACTCTCTTCTAAGTTGAGTAGTTGTTTGATCTCTGGTTTAGCGTACAGCATCTTATCAAAGTCACCATCATACTTAGTATCTCGCATCTCTTTAAGATCCTTGAGCATCTGCATGAATTCTGGTTTGATCTTATACTTCAATTCACTATAGTCTTTGATGATCTTCTCATGTGGTTTACTGATCTTGACAGCTTCAGCTCCCTTAGACATTACCACGAACTCTTGTCCACCTACTTGAGGTAGTTCGATATTCGGAGGTGTGAACAGTTTACTGAACGTATTCAATGAACCAGACATCTTATCTGTATCCCCTTTTAGTACCAGTGTAGGCATCTTGATCAACAACTTACCTTTACTATCCTTGAATGCTTGTAGGCCCATCTCTTTAGCAGTTGTCTCTGTGAGAGGCTTACCATCTTTCCCAACCATATTATGTACAGATAGATCCTCCACACTCTCTTCTACCATTCCCAGATCTTTAAGCACTTGGATGATCTTATTCCCCATCTCTTGATACGCCTTAGCCGTAGCTTCTGGTTTACCGCCTAGTTTGAAACCAAAACTATTGATGTATGATTTACCTATCTGGATATCTAGTTGAGGTTTACGAGCAGCATTTGATTTACGTGTGATACCTTGCTTACTTGCTATGTCACTCTCAGAGATCATACCACTCTTGATATTGCTCACACCCAAAGATACAGCACGCATCACATTGGCTACGCTCATAGGAGTATCCTTAGGCAGTACACCACTCATAGACTCTTGGATTTTACCCATATTCTCTTCAACTTGTTTGGCTACACCCTGTACCTCAGTATGCTGTTTAGCATTGTACCCGAGTTTCTTAGCCACACGCTTTAGGAATGTATTCTTATCACCTGTCGCGAATCCCTCATTGATTACTTTATTTACTTTAGTATCATTCATTTCATATGGATCGAACAGTTGTTCCTTCTTCTTACTTACCTCTCTTGGTGATACGTCATCCATGATGTCTACGGTGACTCCTGAGGCACGATCGTGTAGTGAGGTG